GCTTGGAAAAGTTCAAGAGAGTTAAGGCACATCTTTATAATTGTCGATGCCCTATTTGTGGCGACTCCCAGAAGAACAAAACAAAAACAAGAGGATACTTGTACCAGATTAAGAACAACACAAATTATAAGTGTCATAATTGTGGAGTAAGTTTATCCTTCAATAATTTTCTTAAACAGATAGACCCGATGCTTCATAAGCAGTATTCTATGGAGAAGTTTAAGGAAGGATTTACCGGAAAGAACTTTGTGGTAGAAGAACCAAAGTTTGAGTTCAGTAAACCAAAGTTCACAAAAAAATTAGATCTACCAAAGGCATCAGAAGTTCCTGTTGCCAAAGAGTATCTTGAGAAAAGAAAACTCAATCCAGAAAAGTTTTATTATGCCGAAAACTTTAAAAAATGGGTAAATCAACAAAAACATACATTTAAGAATATTGATAAAGATGAATCTCGTATTATTATACCGATGTATGATATTGATAATAATTTGATTGGGTTTCAGGGAAGATCAATCGAATCTTCTTATAATAAATATATCACCATAATGCTTGTTGATGATGCTCCTAAAGTTTACGGACTTGAAAAAATTGATTCCCAAAAACCAGTTTATATTGTCGAAGGACCATTCGACTCCACATTTGTTAAAAATGCTGTTGCTATGTGTGGGTCCGATATTGATATTGGGTCGTTTGGTTGGAGCGATTATATTTGGGTTTTTGATAATGAACCACGCAACAGAGAAATCATCAACAGAATCTCAAAAACCATCGACAGAGGTGATAAGGTAATCATATGGCCCACAAGTATTAAACAAAAAGATATTAATGATCTTGTAATTGCCGGTTATGATCCGGAAAATATGTTAGAATCAAATACTTATTCAGGTTTAGAAGCAAAAGTAAAGTTTAACGAATGGAAAAAAGTATGAGTAACGGAACACAGGTATTTAAAAGAAACGGTTCTACCGAATCTCTGGATTTAAATAAACTTCATATAATGGTGGAGGAAGCATGTAAAGATCTTGCCGGAGTTTCCGCAAGTCAGGTCGAAATGCAGTCTGGCATTCAGTTTTATGATGGCATTACAACCGCAGAGATTCAGGAGATTCTAATTCGCTCCGCTTCTGATTTAATTGATTTGGATCATCCAAACTATCAATTTGTTGCTGCTCGTCTTCTTCTGTTTGCGATTCGTAAGCAAATCTTCGGGGGAATACGTGAGACATCAACCGTAAAGGAGCATACCGTAAGATGCGTAGAGATGGGAGTTTATGATGATGAGATTCTGTCTTTTTATACCGATGAGGATTTCGAGAAACTTGAGTCTTTTATAAATCACGATAGGGACTATCTCTTCACTTATGCCGGTCTTCGTCAGGTTGCGGATAAGTATCTAGTACAGGATCGCAGCACAGGAGAACTATATGAAACTCCGCAGTTTATGTACCTTTTGATCGCTGCGACCATCTTCTCTAAATATCCAAAAGAAACACGTTTGGATTACGTTAAGAGATACTATGACGCAATCAGTAGGCACAAAATCAACATTCCCACACCAATCATGGCAGGGGTCAGAACACCACTTCGTCAATTTGCATCTTGTGTTCTCGTTGATGTTGATGACACCCTCGATAGTATCTTTAGCAGCGATATGGCTATTGGTAAATACGTCTCACAGAGGGCTGGTATCGGCATTAACGCTGGTAGAATCCGTGGCATCAATAGCAAAATCAGAGGCGGAGAGGTACAGCACACAGGCGTGGTGCCCTTCCTTAAGAAGTTTGAGGCAACTGTCCGATGCTGCACTCAGAACGGCATCAGAGGTGGTTCTGCTACAGTTTTCTTTCCTATCTGGCACCAAGAAATAGAAGATATTTTAGTTCTCAAAAACAATAAAGGAACCGAAGATAATCGTGTTCGTAAATTGGATTATGGAATCCAAATCTCCAAACTGTTCTATGAGCGGTTTATCAAAAATGAGGAGATTACACTTTTCTCTCCACATTCAGTTCCAGGAATGTATGATGCCTTTGGCACAGATTTATTCGATGAGATATATGTGAATGCGGAACAAGATGAGTCTATTCCAAGAAAAACGATTGGAGCACAAGAACTTTTTCTGGATCTTCTAAAGGAAAGAGCGGAGACCGGTCGTATTTACATTATGAATATCGATCACTGTAACTCTCATAGTTCTTATTTGGATAAGGTTAATATGAGTAACCTTTGTGTTGCTGGTGATACCAAGATTTATGTTGAGGTTGATTTAGGAAAACCTGATATTTTTGATTTATGCGAATCAATTGCTACTGACTATGCTGAATTAAAATCTAATGTCTCTTTTACTATTAAAATTGAAGATTTGCAAAAATTAATTGACAGTGGAATTGAAATCAACAGTATAAAAGTTGCTTCTCATAGTTTTGATAATAATTTCTTTACTATGCAACCTATTACTGCTTTTGCTCAAACTTCTCCAAAAGCAAAGGTAATGAAAATTACTGATGGAGAAAGTGGAAAGAGTGTCGTGGTAACTCCAGATCATAAAGTATTTACAAAAAATCGTGGATATGTGACGGCAAAAGATTTAACTGAAACTGATGAACTAATGATACTCAGTATATATCAGTATACAAAATAATAGGATGTGTAATGTCTATATCTTATAAATAGTTATGAGATTACACATCCTATAATGAAAACATATATTGTTTATAAAATAACCAATAAAATAAATGGTAAAAAATACATAGGAAAAACTGAATACTCATTAGAACATCGTTGGAATCGTCATTTGTCATCAGCAAGAAATGGTTCCAAATTTAGATTTCATTCTGCGATTAGAAAATATGGTGAAGATTGTTGGGACTTATCTGTGATTGAAACATATCAAACTGAAGATGAAAATTTTATTAATGAAAAAGAAACACACTTTATCAAACTCTTTGAGAGTGATACTAAAAAAGGTTATAATGCTACTTCAGGTGGAACGGGTGGTTGGATGCTTCCAAGATGCTCCCAAGAGGTTCAGGAAGAGTGGAGAAATGGTGCTATAATTAGAAATACTGGTTCGGGAAATCCAAACTATTCTGGATATAGTGATGAAGATTTGATTAATTTTGGACTTAAATTTATTAAAAAATATAATTTTATTCCTGGATTAAAAAGATTGATTAAATATTGTAAGGAAGAACTAAATGTAAATTTTCCAAAGGCATTTTCCAAAAATAGATTTGGCGGAAAAAGGACAAATTATACTAAAATTCTTGAAGAAAGAAGTGGGTTAAAATTTAATCCCTATCACAGAACACCGGAAGAAAGAAAAATTATTGCCGAAAAGGCATCAATAACATCAACTATTATGTGGCAACAAAGGAGAATCAAAAATGCTTAAGATTGAATATCTAGAAGAAGAAATTCCAGTATATGATATTACGGTAGAAGGAACTCACAATTTCTTCGCAAATGATATTCTGGTCCATAACTGTATGGAAATCACAGAACCCACAGTTCCAATTCAGCATATTGATGATGAGAATGGAGAAATTGCGACTTGTATTCTATCTGCGATTAATGTTGGAAAACTAAAGCACCTTGATGATATGAAAGAACTTTGCGATCTTTCTGTCCGTGCTTTGGATGAGATTATTGACTACCAGAATTACCCCGTAAAAGCGGCGGAGAACTTCACCAAGAGGCGTCGTTCTCTTGGGGTGGGTTATATTGGTCTGGCACATTATCTCGCCAAGAACGGCGTTAAATACGAGGATCCTGTTGCTTGGAAACTCGTTCACGACTTGAGTGAGGCATTCCAATATTATCTTATTCTGGCATCTACAAATCTTGCGAAAGAAAGAGGTGCCTGTGAATATTTTCACCGAACCAAATACTCTCGTGGTATTCTTCCCATAGATACTTATAAGAAAGATGTAGATGAAATTGTCCCCAACAACTTAAAATATGATTGGAATATCCTTAGGGAGCAAGTTAAGCAATACGGAGTCAGGAACTCAACATTGTCGGCACAGATGCCTTCGGAGAGCAGTTCCGTTGTGTCAAACGCAACTAATGGAATCGAACCACCTCGTGGATACTTGTCCATTAAAAAATCGAAGAAGGGCCCTCTTAAGCAAATTGTACCCCAGTATCATACTCTTAAGAACAATTATACGCTTCTGTGGGATATGCCTGGCAATACTGGTTATATTAATATTGTTGCAGTTATGCAAAAGTTCTTCGATCAAGCGATTTCTGGAAACTGGTCGTATAATCCACAGAATTATGCCGATAATGAAGTTCCTGTTAGCGTAATGGCACAGGATATGCTTACTTGTTTTAAGTTAGGGCATAAGACAGCATATTATCAAAATACTTATGACATCAAGACCGATGAAGTAGTTGAAGAATCAAAAGAAGACCTCCAATCACTTCTATTAGAACTTTCTAATTCTAAAGAAGAAGATTGCGAAAGTTGCTCTATTTGATTTGATTAAATATAAGAAGGTGAGTTAATTTATTAAAGGAGAAAAATGGTTTTTAGTTTTAAGAAAAGTACGAAGGAGAACCTAATGGTCGAAGCTATGACCGTTTTTAATTCCCAAGAAGTGGATACTAAAAAACAGCCCATGTTTTTTGGTCGGCCACTGGGAATACAAAGATATGATTCATACAAGTATCCAATCTTTGATAAATTGACTCAACAACAACTTGGATACTTTTGGAGACCCGAAGAAATCTCATTACAAAAAGATCGTGGAGACTATCAGACTCTACGACCCGAACAAAAACATATTTTCACGAGTAATCTAAAATATCAGATTATGCTTGATTCGGTTCAGGGAAGAGGTCCTGGTATGGCATTTGCTCCGTACTGCTCTCTACCAGAACTAGAAGCATGTATGAAAGTATGGGAGTTTATGGAGATGATTCATTCTCGTTCATATACCTATATTATTAAGAATGTATATTCAAATCCTTCTGATGTTTTTGATACAATTCTTTGTGATGATCGTATTATGGAAAGAGCGGCAAGTGTAACTGAAGCTTATAATGACTTTATCAATAGTGCTCAACATTATGGAACTTCTGAACTTTGGAAACACGCTCAAGAACAAGTTCCTTACGCACAGGTAGAAAGATATGAACTCAAACGCAAACTCTACAGAGCAGTTGCAAATGTTAATATTCTTGAAGGTATTCGCTTTTATGTTAGTTTCGCTTGCAGTTTTGCATTTGGCGAACTCAAACTTATGGAAGGAAGTGCAAAAATCATCGGTTTGATTGCCCGAGATGAAAGTCAGCATTTAGTCATCACCCAGAACATTCTAAACAAGTGGAAGGAGGGTGATGACCCTGATATGAAGAAAATCTCACAGGAAGAAGAGCAGTGGGTTTATAAGACCTTTGAGAACGCAGTCAATCAGGAAAAACACTGGGCGGAGCATCTGTTTAATGATGGTTCGATGATTGGTTTAAATGATAAACTTCTTCAGCAGAATGTGGAATGGATCGCCAATCGCAGAATGAAGGCAATCGGTCTTCGTCCTGTTTATGATATTCCCGCTAAGAATAATCCACTTCCCTGGACTGACCACTGGCTTAATTCCAAATTCCTTCAAGTTAGTCCACAGGAAGTGGAGGTAGAGCAATATTTGATTGGTGGTATTAAACAGGATGTTGCCGCAAACACCTTCTCCGGATTTAAGTTATGACACAAAAACTACCCAATAGTGATGGAAATTATGATGAGTGGTGTGAAGAAGAACTTCTAAAATGCTATAAAGATGCTGCCGAATATGATGATGTTCTTTTTGGAGATCATGACTATTCTTATGTATGGTTAGATAAGGGTCCTTGAGACCCTTTTTTTATAAATAACTAAAAAGTATTTGTAAAAATGAACGCACAAGATATTCGTAATCTTCAAGAAGCATATATGGAAGTTTATGCTCCTCAAGAACTCATCGAAGAAAAAGTTTGGGGAGAAGTTGAGAACTTGGTAAATTATCTTATTGAAGAAGGTTATGATTTAAGTGATTATACTTGGGAAGAAATGTATGAGTCTTATATTGAAGAACAAGGTAGACCAGCGAATAGAAGAACTGGTGGACCTTCTGTTGCACAAGTGAAAGCAGATATTGCTGCTAAAGACGCAGCAAAAGCAACAAAAGCGGCACAAAGAGGTCCAACAGGCGCTGCAGCAAGACCAGAACTCCAATTTAAAAGCACTAAAGTATCATCTCCAGCAACTTCAACAAATCGTTCTCAACAATTTAGAGATACTCAAAGACTATACAGAACAACTGGTGGTGGTCTAATGGGAACAACAAAACCAACAAATCTTCCTTCAAGAGCACCAAAACCTGCTTGGGAAAAACCTGCATTAGGACCAGCACCAAAACCAACAACAACAAAACCAACTCCAACATCTACTGCGAAATCAAATTCATACAGACCAGGTGCTACTGTCCGTGCTACTGGTCCTAATATGAATAAGTTTCCACAACTTCAAAGATTTGCTGATCAGGGAAGAAGGATTGCCGAACCAGTTGTCAAAAGTGTTAGTGCTCTTGCTGCTTTAAGAAATATTACTCCTGCTGGTGTTGCTGCTGCTGTGTCGGCACCAAGACCTACTGCCTCAGGAACACTTTCTTCTGCATTAAAGAGAGGAGATTATAAACCACAACAAGGTCCAAAAAATCCAGATCAAGGTTTGAGTAAAGCTCAGTCTTTTGATAAGGCATATAAAACAGCAAAAAATAAGGGGATGGGTTCTACTTTTACTTGGAACAACAAGTCTTATAAAGTTGAAGAATATGAGTATCTTATGAATTATATTTTAAGTGAGAGATACGCCGAAACAGCAGAAGCAGCAGAAGTCATTATGGTAAATATGAGTGAAGAATGGATATCTACTATTTTAGAGGTACATTCGGTAGATACTGAAAGATTACTTATGCAAAATCTTAAGAAGACAGGAGAACCTTATAACGAACGTCGAAACTTAAAATCAAAACCAAGAAAAAGGACCGTAGGTAATTAATAATTAAAAGAGTCTGGACTCTTTGATACTCTTTTTTTATAAATAAAACTATAAAGAACTTAAAATAAGAGATGTCTAGACTTACGGGTAATGAAGTTCGGGGTTTGATGGAGGCATATCAGGCAGTATATACTCCTCAAGAACTCACCGAAGAACATGTATGGGAAGAAGTGGAAGAGTGGGTTAATGCTCTTGTAGAAGAAGGTTATGACCTAAGTGATTATACTTGGGAAGAGATGTATGAGGCATATTCTCATTTAGATGAAGCAGCTATTCCATTAATACAGGCAGGTCTGCGGGCGGCCCCTTATGTTTTACCTACAATTGGAGCTGCCGCTAAGTGGATGCAGGGACGAGGACAATCAAAACCTAAAGAAGTTGATTACGGGCAAGGTTCATTTTCATCAACAAAGGATAAACCGGCACCTAAACCATCTTGGGAAAAGACTCAGACAAAAGCACCTGAAAGTAGTACCAGAATGCCAAGCCCGGCAAGGCCACCCGAAAAGAAACCAACAGAAGAACAAAAAGCAGCAGCAAAAGCAGCAGCAGAAAAACAATTAGCAGCACAAAAAGCAGCAGATGCCAAAAAGGCAGCGCAAGTGGCACAACCAAAAACACCAGCACAACCCAAAACTTCAGCACGAGAATCAAAACCATCCACAAGTTTAGGTCTTAGAAAGGCAGCAAAAGGTGTTTTATCTACAGTTGGTCGTGCATCTACAAGTGGTCCAGGAAAAACTTTATTAAAATATGGAGTTGGTGTTCCTTTAGTTGGGGGACTTGCTACTGGTGCTGCCGTTGATGTTAAACGAGCAGCAACAGGACAATCTAGTGTAGCACAAAGACTTAGCGGTGCTCTTCAAGGTGGAGCAGGAAATGTATTGAAAACTGTTGGAAATGTTGGTGCAGCAATTCCTGGAGTAAAAGATACCGGTACTCCCCAAGAA